GGGCGTCAGCAGGCCGGAAATTTTCCTGCGTACGGCGGCCGCCGATATCACCCAGTGGATTGACGGCCAGCTGTTCGGCCTGACCAGTCTGGCGCCCGCCGTGTTTATCGATGCATCACGTGATGAGTTTGATCCGCGCATGGACGATTACCTGGTGTGGCGCATTTCCTTCACACAGTCAGCGGCCTTTGGTGCGGATCCGTTTGCGCAGATCAATGCCCCGCTGAATGCCGTCTGGCTCGGTAAGGCACCAGATATCGGCCGGGCACATGTTGACGATTATCAGCTGATTTACGAGGCGAAACCCGATGAGTGATATCGAGGGCGATTTACAGCGCCGCCTGGCAAACATTGTCCGGCGCGGGGTTATTCATTCCGTTAAGCATGACGGTATACCGAAATGCCGGGTGGACCTGGGCGACATCACCACCACCTGGCTGCCGCTCTGCCAGGGCTTTTCGGGGACTAACCGGGCTGACTCCAATCCGTATGCGGTCGGGGATGCGGTCACGGTACTGTCGGAGGCGGGGGAGCTCAATAATGGCCGGGTGTTTCCCGGCTGGAATACCGGCGGTCTGCCGGTACCGGAGGGCAGCGGCAGCGAGCATATCACCCGCTACGGAGACGGTACCGAGATCCGCTATGACCGTGCCGCGCATGCCCTGACCATCACCCTGGCGGAAGGCGGGACCTACAAAATTATCGGGAAAGGCACGCTCGACGGTCCGGTGGAAATCACCGATACCCTGACTGTACAGGGGAAAACGCAGATAAACGCCGACACGAACGTGGCCGGAAATATCGGTGCGACCCAGGAGATTTCGGACGGTACCGGGAAAATGAGCGGGATCCGTCAGACGTTCAATGGCCATGATCACCGGGGAGACAGTGGCGGTACGACCGGAAAACCCAATCAGAAAATGTGACCTGCTTCAGCAGGTTTTTTTATGCCTGGAGAAAATGAATGTCGAATTTACATGGTGTGGAAACGATCGAACTGACATCCGGCACGGTCGCGGTCATGACGATCCAGACGGCCATTATCGGCCTGGTGGGCACTGCGCCTGATGCCTCTGCCGGTACGCCAGCCAGTGCCAGCACGGGGACGCCAATCCTGGATAACGTTGTGGATTTTGCCGCGAAAATTGCCGGCAGGGCAGGAAACGTGGTGGTGGTTGAAGCTGTAGCCGGTATACCCGATGCGGGGGATCCAGCGGAGGTGGGAACTTCCGCCATCTGGGATGCTACGGGGCTTAAGCTGACCATCACGCTTGGCTGTGATGAAGCTGGCAAGCTGACGGCTACTCCCGCAACTGTTGTTGCTGCCGTGAGGGCAGTCGCAGACGTGAAAGTAACCGCAACGGGGGACGGTAGCGGTATTGTCTTACCGTTCAGTCTGCAGCTCGCTGGTGGAGAGGATGAGCCTTTCCCCCTGAATACCCCGGTGGCAATTGTCGGTACCTCGATGCTCTCGCGTCTTGGGGACAAAGGCACGCTTAAGCAGGCGTTGACGGAAATCAACGACCAGCGAAATGCCCTGACCGTGGTAGTGCGTGTGGCGGAGGGGGCAGATGAAGCTGAGAAACGTGCGGCGGTGCTGGCCGGGATTGGCGCGCTGTCGTCGGCAAAATCCGTTACAACGTACCAGCCACGTATCGTCATCGCACCGGGATTCAGTGAGGATGATGCGGTAGGCAAGGCGCTGGAAACCGTTGCCGGCAAGCTGCGGGCTGTGGCGTATGTTGACTGTGAGTCCGGTGCCACGCTGCAGGAGGTTGTGCAGCGTCGCCAGTCTTATGGTACCCGCACCGAGCTGCTGCGTCCGCGTGTGCAGGTCAGCAACGCTGACGGTCAACTTGTCTATCGTCCGTATTCTGCGTTTGCGGCGGGGCTGCGTGCCCGTATCGACTTTGAGAAGGGCTGGTGGTGGAGTAAATCCAACCAGGACATTAACAACATCCTCGGCGTGGAGCAGATTGACGAGTTCATTCTGGGCGATGAAAACTGTGATGCGAATCTGCTCAACATGCAGAACGTGTCCACCATTATTCGCCGTGCAGGGTTTAAGCACTGGGGGAACCGCCTGTGCGGTACCAACCCGCAGTGGCGCTTTGAATCTGTTCGCCGTACCGCCGACGTCATCGAGGACAGTATCCAGGAAACGATGCTGGAGTACGTTGACCGCCCGCTGGACCGGGAAAACGCCGATGACATTATCGGCACCATCAATGCCTATATGCGCCAGCTGGTCGGGCTCGGTGCCATCTTCGGCGGACGTGCCTGGCTGGATGAGGAGCTTAACACCGCTGAGAGCATGGCGGCGGGCGTGCTGTACATCAACTATGACTTTGGTCCGAAATCGCCGACTGAGCTTATCAGCCTGCGCGTCCGGGTGAATAACAACTATGCGCTTGAGGAGATGCTGGCAGCATGAGCGAAAAAAACACACTACGCGTCTGGACCTTCTTCCGGCAGGGGGTCCGCATACAGGGGGCGCATGAATTCACCCCACCGACACTGTCCATTGTCAAAACTGATTTGCGTACCGGCGCGCAGGATGCGCCGTCCCCCGTGGATGACGGCATGGAGGCCCTGACCTGTCAGCTGAAATTCTACGGTATGGATACGGACATGCTGACCGCCTTCGGTTTTGTAAGCGGCAGCCGCCCGCGCTTTACGGCCTATCAGGGCTATCTGGCGAACGGTACCGCGCTTGGCACCGTCGAGGAGATCGAAGGCTTTGTGCAGACCGTTACGCCGGATGCGCGGGGCAAGGACAATCTGTCCGAGAACGCCATCACGGTGGAAATCGCGGTGAGCTATTACCGCCAGACCAAAGACGGCAGGGAGCTTTTTGCTATTGATACCGAGCGCTTCGCGCGCCGGGTGAATGGTGTTGATGTACTGTCTGGACTGGCGGCGAAGGTCCGCCTCTGATTTTTCAACTGAACATACCAACGGCCTGCGGGCCGTTTTTACTTTTTAAGGATTATTTATGAGTTTTCCCGGTGAAACCCGCGTGATCAAACTGTATTCCCCTGTTTCGATTGAGAACGGTGGCTTACTCGAACAGGTGACGATACGCGAACCGCTGGTGCGTGACCGCATCGCTTTTTCCAAAGACCACGGCAGTGAAGAAGAAAAAGAAGCGCGCATGATTGCGTTATTGTGCAACCTCAGCGAGCAGGATATCTGGCAGCTCACAGCGGCGGATTATGCGCAGCTGCTGGACGCATTTAATGTTTTTATGCTCCCGCCCGCGGATCGACCGAAAGAGGTCTGATGCGGGCGATACGCTTTCTCGGGCGGCGCCTGCATTTTCCCATGGCGGAATACCTGGACATGCCATTCAGTGTGTTTTCTGATTTTCTCACCGACGAAGTGGAGGCGGTAAATCGTGGCCGGATTAAGCCAGAACCTTAAGGCCGTCATTACCTTTGGCGGCAATATCGACAGCTCCTGGAGCCGTTCAGCGAACGGTCTGCAAAAGAGCCTGAAGGATGTCGGAAAGCAGTCAGAAAAACTGAGCAAAGACCAGGCTAAGCTGGCGGCGGAGATTAAGAAAGCAAAGCTTGCCGGGCAGAGCCTGGGCGATCTGAAACGCCGTTACAGCGATGTGTCCCGTGAAATCCGTAAAACGGAGTCCGAACAGCAGAAGCTGAACCAGCAGATGCAGAAGGCGCAGCGGCTGGCGTCATTTAAGGGGGCAGGTAAAGGATTGTTTCGCCGCGGTCTGGGTATCGCCGGACAGCTGGGCGGCATGGTGGCACCGGGGCTGGCGATCGGCGGCGGCGGGGTTGTGGCCTCCGCACTGGGCACTTTGATTGCCCCGGCGGCCACCAACGCGGAAACGGCCAGACGCGCCGGCGTGGCGAAAAGCTATGGCGTCGATATCCCGACGTTTGATGCATGGGACACCCTCGCAAAACAGTACGACATGAACGGAGAGAATATCGGCGATCTGTTTGAGGAGTATCTGCACAAGGCGGGGGAGTACAAGCAGAACGGCAAACAGGGCTCGCTGCAGGATGCGTTTGAAACGCTCGGGTTTAAGGCGGGAGATTTAGCGGGGCTCAGCGATATGGCGCAGTTTGAAAAAATCGTCGAGCGTGCGCTCAGTCTGCAGGATGAGTCAAAAGCCTCGTTTGCTCTTGATTCGCTGTTTGGCGGCGAGGCCAGCAAGCTGCTGATGCTGCTGAAGCAGTCCGGGAAAAGTTACCGCGACCTGATGGACGAGCAGCGCCGGTATAACCTCGTCACGAAAGAGGGGGCTGAAGGCGCGATGGCGGGCAATCGTGCCATTACTAATCTGCAGACCGTTTTCTCTTCTGCACTGGCGGAAATCTCCGGCCAGCTCGGTAACGAACTGGCGCCGGATATCCGACGCCTGACTGACGATATGGCGGAGTGGTTTAAAGGCGGGGGGATCAAACGCATCGTCAGTTTTCTACGCAATGATCTCTACCCAGGCGTGCTGACATTCGGGCAGGGGATCGTTTTCGTCGGGAAAGTGGCGTATGCGCTGGCGAAAAAACTGTCCTGGCTGTTGCCGGATGAGCGAAGCGATCAGCGGGATGTGCTCAAATCGCTGGCCATGACCGGCTCGGTCGATATCGCCCGCATGACGGCGCAGCGTAACGGCCAGGGTGAGTGGTTCGAACAGCAGCTCAAAGAAAAACCGAGTCTGCCGGACGATGTGAAAAAATCGTACCGGGATACGCGAGGTTTCTTCAGTGATGACAACGAAGGCTTTGATAAGTCACTGGATAAATATCTGACACCGGAAAACAGCGGACCGCTGTTTGGCCTAGACAGCGTACAGAGTGATAGCGCGTCGGCTTCAGGCGACGGAGGTTACTGGGATGCACTTCTCCAGCGCCTTGATACAGCCGACCAGCAGCCACAGGCAAGGCAGCTTACTGACAACCGGAAATTCGAATACCGTTTCGAAATTAACGGAGCACCCGGACAAAGCGAGCAAGGTATAGCTGATGCGGTCGAGGGGGTGACGAAAACCAGCCCGGCGTTTACGGGTAACAGCAGCATGATGGACGGAGGACAAATCTGGTGAGTGAAATCGTTCCGGTCTATGAAGACTTCGGACAGTCGCGGTCCGGCGCTGTCCGTGGCGCACAGGCCGCCCGAGTGATGATGATGCTGGGCGACTTTGCCTTTTCGATTGATACCACCGCGTACAGCCAACTGACCCGTGAGGCCAGCTGGCGCTGGAGTGAGCAGGAGCGGATCGGTAAACAGGATTTACTGCAGTATACCGGCAAGCCCGGGCGAACGGTTCGGCTTGAAGGGGAGTCGCATGCTTTCTTCCGCAAGGGGGTGGATGCCGTCAACGATCTCTTCGACCTCGCAGATCAGAATAAGCCACAACAACTGGTCAGCGGCGAAGGCGATGTGCTGGGCTGGTGGGTGGTGGTCGACTTTTCGGACTCGACGAGCCGGTTTTTGCCCGGCGGCGGCCATCGTAATAAAAACTGGACAATGACGCTAAAACACTATGCCGACGACATATCAAACCCGTGACGGGGATGTGCTGGATGCAATCTGCACCGGGCACTACGGCACCGCAAACCTGTCTTCCACGGTGACGCAGGTTCTTGAGGCCAATCGCAACCTGGCCGCGCTGGGCGCTGTTTACCCTGCCGGCGTACTGATTTTACTGCCTGACCTGGCGGCGCCGGTTGCCGATTCACCTTTCAGTTTATGGGATTGAAGTATGGCCGAGCAGATTGTAAAACCTGAATACGCGCCGGCGTTCAGCGTCAGCGCGGAAGGGAAGGATATCACCCGCGCGCTGCAGGAAAGTCTGCAGGAGCTGACGCTGACAGATTATGGCGGCGCCACCGCAAAAGCAGACGAAATAAAAATCACGCTCCTTTCCGAAACGCTGGCGCTTCCCTCCAAAGGCGCCCGGCTGCGGGTGGGGCTGGGACTGAATGACCAGCTCACCGATAAGGGCTGGTTTGTGGTTTCGGGCGTCGGCAGCAGCGGGCCGCCGCGGCGCATCGAAATCTACGCGACGGCCGCTCCGATGAATGCTCAGAAACAACCAGGCGACGTGACGAGCCAGAAAACCCGCAGCTGGGATGATATCCGGTTGGCTGATCTGGTTAAAACCGTGGCCACTGATAACGGCCTGGTTGCAAAAGTGGCTGATGCGCTGGCGGGTATTCATATCGATCATATCGACCAGGTAGCAGAATCGGATGCAAACCTGCTTTCCCGCCTCGCCAGAAACTATAACGCGGTCAGCAAACCGTCCGGCGGATACTGGCTTTTTCTCCAGCAAGGCGCGGCAACGAACGCGTCTGGCAGGCAGGCGGGGGCGGTGACAGTCACACCTGAAGAGGTGTCCAGTTGGTCTTACAGCGAAGGCGAGCGGGGCAGTTCGACGGGTAAAGCATCCGGCAGCCAGGGGAAATCAACCGGGAAAATTGGTGTACGCTATTACGACGAAGTGGACGGCCGCACGAAAACCACCACGGTCGATCACGACGGTCCTTCGCTTTTCAGCCCTTACACCCATCCGGCAAAGACCACCGCCGAGGAACAGGCAAAATCGAAAAAGACGCACGCGAGACGTAACGGGCAAAAAATGACCCTGACGGGACCCTGCAGGCCGAAACATATCCCCCTGACCGCAGAATCGCGCGTCACGACTTCCGGTTTCGGCATTCGGGAGGATCGGGCCTGGGTAGCTGAGTCCCTTGTCTACTCCCTGTCCCATGCAGGCCTCAGTTTTACCTGGAATCTGGTTGTTGATATCAGACCTGCAGATGCTGCTAAAAAATCGGCTAAAAAGGACAAGACCGGACCAGATTACTTCGGCTGAACCTTCCCCCCTTCGCAGTAACTTTCTAACGGGATATAAATCATGAACGGTGTCAACTGCCGGACCGGCAAACGTCTGTCCGGCACGGCGCATCTGCGCCAGTCAGTCAGTGACATTCTTACCACGCCAGTCGGCAGCAGGGTTCTGGTCCGGGACTACGGCAGCAACCTCTTTTCGCTGGTGGATAACCCCCGCGACGATCTGACCAGGCTGCAGATTATTGCGGCCACGGCTTCCGCGCTGGCGCGATGGGAGCCGCGCCTAAAAGTCACACGCGTTGTGGTTTCCTTCCCCAAAGACACGCCCGGCTGTGTGCTGGATATCGAAGGGATCAACAAAGAAACCAGCACCCCATACCGCACCGGAGGAATTTCAGTTTATGGCAAGCAGCTATGACGTGATCAACCTGTCAGATCTGGCCGTGCCAGACGCTATTGTAGCGCCGGACGCCGCCGATATTTTTTCGCGCTGGCTGTCGCGTCTGCGGGAGCTGGATCCTGAATTCGACGCGCTGGTTGAGTCCGACCCGACGTACAAGCAGGGCGAAGTTTTCGCCTATCAGCTCATGCTCGCGTTTCAGCGTGTGAATGATGCCGTCAGGGCTGTTCTGCTTGCCAGCGCGCAGGATGATGATCTTGACCAGATTGGGGCCGCGTTCAACGTACCGCGGCAGGTCATTACGCCCGCTGATCCGGAAGCCGTTCCACCCGTTGAAGCAGTGATAGAAGACGACGATGCGTTCCGGGAACGGATCCAGCTGTCATGGGCGCAGCTTAATACCGCCGGTGCCAGAAACGCTTACCGCTTTCATGCCAAATCGGCAGACAACGACGTGCTTGACGCTGATGCTTACGGTCCGGAAACGCATAACCGTCCCGGTGAAGTTGATGTTTATGTTCTGTCACGCACGGGGGACGGCACCGCCAGCGAAGCGCTGCTGTCCGCCGTCGCCGGCACGTTAAATGCCGATGAGATTCGTCCCCTGACCGACCTAGTCAACGTGAAAAGCGCGGTGATTGCTGACTACGCGATTACCGCCGAACTCGAGATCCCCGACGGGCCTGACGCCCAGACCGTGCTGGAGAATGCGCGGTCGGTTGTCATGCGGTATGCCGCGCTATCTCACCGTATAAAGGCGCTGGTGCCGCTTTCTGCTCTGTATGCAGCCCTTCAGCAGCCCGGGGTCGTGAGGGTCAGGCTGACCAGTCCTGCGGAAGATATTGAGCAGGAAGCTGGAAAAGCACCATGGTGCTCCGCGATCACGATTACCCGAAAAATGGAGGCCTGATGGAAAACGCGTTTCGCTCCCTGTTACCACCTGGGGCGCTTAAGCAGGAACGGGCCATCGAGCAGGCAGGCAGTGAGCAGATCATGGCACTTGATACGGACATGGTCAGGAAAGTTAAAAATCCTGACACCTGCCCGTCTCATCTGCTGCCCTGGCTAGCCTGGGAGTTTGCAGTCGATTTCTGGGATGACAGCTGGACGGAAGAGGAAAAAAGGCAGGTTATCCGCGACGCCGCGTATGTGCATCAGCACAAGGGTACTGCGGGCGCTGTTCGGCGTTCACTTGGCGCGGTCAGCTTGCCGACGACGGTCGTGGAGTGGTGGGAGGAAACGCCACGGCGTGAGCCGTACACATTCAGGGTTGAAGTCTACAGCCTGCAGGAAATTGACGACGAACTTTACAGCCGTATCAGGCGTCAGGTGGAGAAAGCAAAGAACCTCCGCAGCCAGCTCAGCAGTATCGACGTGATCGCCGATCTGGGCGCGACGGGAACCTTTTACACGGGCGGTGCAATAACCGCCTGGATTGATGTGATTATTGAAGCCGGAGAATAAGCATGGCAGACACCAGGTATTACAGCATACTCACCAGCAGGGGAAAGGATCTGGAAGCAGAATCAGCAGCAACAGGCACTCCCGTTATTATTCAGGATTTTGTCATCGGCGATGGTAACGGCCAGGCCGTTACGCCGGATCCCACCAGAACGGCGCTGGTGAATGAAGTATTCCGCGGCGCTATCTCGGCGCTTGAAGTCTCGCCGGACCAGGCTAACCAGTTCATCGCGCGACTGGTCATTCCGGCCAGTACCGGAGGTTTTACGGTACGGGAAGCCGGACTGATTACGGATGCCGGCGAGCTGTATGCCGTTGCGAACTGTGCGGCAATCGAAAAGCCGGAAAGCGGGATAAGCATTAACCTGCAGTTTCGTCTTGCGGTGTCGGAGGCAGCCGAAATTGAACTTAAAATAGCGACTGGCGACGGATTATTCCTGCGGCAGGATGCCAATTTGTCCGACGTACAGGACGTGAGCAAAGCCCGCGATAATCTGGATCTGAAAGGTGCAGCCCTGCTGGATGTGGGAACGAAAGCGGGCACAGTGGCGGCTGGGGATGACGAACGCATTACCGGCGCTGTGCAGCGTGCGGGTGACGAAATGGCGGGATCTCTTGCTATCACTGACTCAACAGCACTCCGCTTAAAGCAGAAAGATGTGAGTACCCTTTTCCGCTTTGACGGTACAACGTTTTACCTGATGTTTACTAAAAAAGGTGAGCCGGATGGCGGGTATAACAATTTACGTCCTTTTTATGTTGATGCAAATACCGGGGCTGTAACCTTAGGTAATGTAGTTAAGGCACCTGCGGGAATTACTGCGAATTCAGTTACGTCGAATACAAGTTTTTTTATCGAGAGTGACGATCGTCAGCATATTATTTTTCAAAATAAAGACGGCACCCCGAGAGCATATATTTATAAAGACCGTAACTCCGATCTTCGTCTTAATAACGGTAGTGAGGGGGGCGGAGATTTTGTTATCTCCCGTACCGGTGAAATCTTTTGGGGCCCGAATGGTGCGAGACTGAGCTATGACGGGAATCTCTACGGCTCTGCATGGGGCGGTTGGCTATCAAACTGGCTAACTGGGCGGCTTGGGGCGAAGGCGGAAATTAACTGGGTGCAGTCAAATTTCATCACTGATGTCGCTCTGGGTGCCGAGGGATCATTCCTCATTGCTAAAAACGCATGGCAGCGTGCTCCTGCCGGGTGCATGCTAACTGGTTACAACGCTGAGGGTGACGAACCTGTAAACGATACATTATTTTATCGCCCCATTCAAAAACACATTCCCGCTATAGGCTGGATGACTATTGGACATACTGCATGACCCTGACACTTAAAAATTTAGATTATTATACGCCTGAATATGCCGACCTTATGTATCCAGGATTCTACCTTCAAACCGAGGATGGCCTCGACTGGTATTACCATCGCGTGAGATTTAAGGAGGATACGTTAAAGATTTGTTTTGACCATAAAGGTGTTATCAGAATGTTTGACCATAATGCACAAATTTTATGGCCAGTAGAATTAAGCGTAACGGAAGTGGACACGTCGTCCGTGCCGGAAGGGCTGAATAACCACGGTGACTGGATGTGGGACGGTACAAAAATCATTCCTCTGCAATATACTGAACAGGAAAACAAAGAGCGTGTGGAAGCACGCCGGAAGAAGCTACTTGCTGATGCGGCGGTAAAAATCGCTCCGTTACAGGATGCGCTTGATTTGGGGGTTGCTACTGATAAGGAAACAGCACAACTGCTGTCCTGGAAAATCTATCGCGTGCAACTGATCCGCATGACTTTCACAGGAGGTGAGGAAATGATCTGGCCGTCCCCACCAGAAACATAAAAAGTCAGCCTCAAGCTTTTACCCGGCGGGCTTTATGTCGCTGCTGTCTCATGTAATTGCACTCTTTTGAAAATTTACAAAAGCAATAATTCGAAAGCTGAGAGAAACGTAGAAACGAAACGGCGTAGTTTCATGCAATGGCGTCCAAGTTTTCATCTTTCGCAATCATGGACTCATTATATGACTATAATTTTAAATGGGCTAAATCATTGATCGGGATCAATCTAAGGTTTTATGTTTTGTAATTTTTTGTATTGAAAGTAATTTTTTGAAATAACCTTCATATGAAAGTTCTTGTTTAGTATAAACTTGCTCGCATTTTTAGGTGGGGTGTCCTTTATTTGTGAAGCATACAGCATTGCTATATCTTTTAATTTGCTAGAACAGCAATGCTAAGACATTCACATTTTGTGTTAATAAATACCTGCATTGCCAATGTTTTGAATCGATTGTGTTTAATTATGATAGCGCGACAGCAGTCATCATAACTCTATGAAATTACACTAAAACTTATGGTTGCAGACTATCCGTCAGATGGCGACCTGAGTAATGGGTAGTAAGATTAGTTTTGAAAGCATTTTTCGTTTATTCAATCCCATCAAAATATTGATGGCAGGAAAGCTTTGATAACAAAGCATACAGCCCATGATTTTATATATGTTTCTAATCTAATTGTATATTTTTTTACTGGGTATGAAGCAGCAGTTTCGAAAGATACCTGTTGGCAATAGTTTAATTAATGAAGAGATCAACATGCAATACAGTAACCCTGCTGGTTTTATCTGTTATCCTGGCCGATTGACGAAGATAGCTACGTTGGTGGTGTTGTGTCTCACCAAATCAAATGTCGTTGATGCGGCCACTATTGAACCGGATACTACTACCACAGTAGATGGCACAGGTTCACTCCCTGAGTGGAGTATGACTGACCCGTTATACATCAATGGCACATTGAGAATTATTAACGGCGGTTCAGTCGTGAACACTAGAACAGCCTCTAATGCCTATGACTACATCGGACACTCTGCAGGCTCAATTGGTACTGTGGAGGTTATTGGTGCAGGCTCGAGCTGGAGCAACGGTAACGGTATCTATGTAGGTTATAATGGGGATGGTCATCTTGCTATCAGCGAGGGTGCCACGGTCAGAAACACCGGTACTACCGCCTATAACTACATCGCAAACTCTGCAGGCACAACTGGTACGGTGACGATCACTGGTCCAGGTTCCAGCTGGAATGGTGTTGGGTCCCTCTATGTTGGTGCTAAGGGGAATGGCAGTTTTACTATCAGTAATGGGGCCACGGCCAGTGGTTTTGGCAGCACCTATATTGGATATGGTTCCGGCTCAACCGGTACGGCTGAATTCACTGGTACAGGTTCTGACTGGAACGGCGCATATCTCTATGTTGGTTATCTCGGTGAAGGTCATCTGACTATCAGAGATGGAGCCACAGCCAGCACCACTATCAGCTACATAGGAAACTCTGCAGGATCGAACGGGGCTGTGACGGTTACTGGAGCAGGTTCTGGATGGAATAGTACTTCGACTTTCAGTATTGGTGAATCCGGGGAAGGCCACCTGACCATCAGCGATGGCGCCACAATCACCACTAGTGGAGGCTCTATCGGAACCAGGGTGGACTCGACCGGAACGGTGGAGGTTACCGGTGCTGGCTCCGGATGGAGCAACAACTCGGGTATCACGGTCGGTTCAAGTGGGACAGGTCATTTGACCATCAGTGATGGCGCAACCGTCAGCAGCACCGCATCCAATAACAGGAGCTATATTGCAAATGCTGCGGGTTCAACTGGTACGGCGGTGGTCACCGGTAATGGCTCCACCTGGGAAATATCATCTCTGCAAGTGGGGACTGGTGGAGAAGGCCGCCTGACTGTTAGTGATGGTGCAATTGTCACCAGCAACTCTACTGGCGCCGTTGGATATAATATTGGTTCAATCGGTACGGCAGAAGTTACTGGAGCGGGTTCCGGCTGGAACTCATCTTATATCTATGTAGGTCACAGCGGAGAAGGGCATCTGACCGTCAGTAATGGCGCTACTGTCAGCAACTCTTTCAGCTATATCGGACATAATGCTGGCTCAATCGGTGAGGTAGAAGTCACTGGTGCGAATTCCGGGTGGAGCAGCACAAGTAATTTAACTGTTGGCTTTAATGGTGAAGGCAGTCTGAGCATTAATAATGGTGCCACAGTCAGTACTGATTCCCTTGATGTTGGTTACAGCGGGAAAGGCAGCCTGGCCATCAGTAATGATGCCTTGATCAGTACTCCGAGGGATATCACTGTCGCCCGTAATACTGGCTCTGTTGGCGAACTGGCTGTTGGTGCCCTGGACGGTAATGCAGCGGTTGCTGCCGGGAACATTGACGCACGGAAGATTATTTTCGGAGCCGGAACTGGTGTGCTGACGCTAAATCACACCAGTACTGACTTTGCGCTGGACGTTGATATCACCGGTTCCGGCACGATAAACGCCTTAAGCGGCATATCAGCGCTGACCGGCAATAATTCTGCTTTCCAGGGTGATGTTAATATTGATTCACCTGCCAAACTGCTCATTTCAGCACAGAACAATATTGGCACAAACGATGTCACTATGACTGGTGGTACGCTTGCGATTGATACCACGCAGAACTGGCAGTTTATCAACACACTGAACGGTTACGGCACGCTTCAGGTTGACACCGCCGGTAACCAATTTGATTTTCTCTCCGCTTCCTTAACTGACAACTTCAGTGGCATTCTGGCCTTGAAGGACACCCTGTTTTCGCTAGCTGGAACGAATATGGATGCGCTGAATAACACCCTGCTTAAGCTCGGCAGCGGCAGCGTGGCGAGCGCGGGTGACGGGCAGCAGACCATTAACGGACTCGCTTTTGACGGCGGTATGCTGGTCATGGGCTCCGTCACGCCGGGACAGACTACCGCGGAGAATTCAGTTCATACGACCGGACAGCTGGATATATCCGGCAACGGTACCGTTCAGGTCACCACCTCCGGTTCCGTCAGCAATGACGAGCCAGTACCGGATAAATCCGTCCCTCTGCTGGAGCAGGATGATGGCAATATTCTGGTACAACTGGTCTCCACTGAAGGCAGTGTCACCGGCAGCGGTGGTAACTTGGTACTGACCGACCAAAACGGCAGTGTCATCAGTAACGGTGGAGTTACAGCATATATAGTCCAGAATGGTAATACCGTCGCTCAGGGCACTTGGGACTACCGTCTGACCGGCGGTGGTAGTCATGACGGACTTTATATTAACTACGGTCTGACTCAGGTGGAACTGCTGGGGCAGGGCAGCGATGCGATGCTGCTCAACAGTGAGGGGCGTACCGGCAACGCCGCAGACTTGAGCGCCCGACTGACCGGCAGCGGTGATCTGGCGATTGACACAGGCACGGGGAATACGGTGTCTCTGTCGAATCTGGAGAATAACTACACTGGTACCACATTTATCCGCAGCGGCACTCTGCTAATGGAGAATGACGGCGTTCTGGGAGCTACATCGCTTCTGCAGATGTCACAGGGTACCGTCCTTGAGATGAACGGTCACCACCAGACTGTGGGCAGCGTGAGCATTGAGGATGATACGTATGTGAACCTGGGCGGTGGTCATCTGGAGATAGCGCAGGGTGGCAGTATAGCCGGGGAACTGACCGGGAACGGCAGTCTGATTCTAACCGATGGCGTCCTGACTGTGGAGGGTGCGAACCAATCACTGAATGCCAGCATCGCGGTAGCGGAAGACGCCACGGCAGAACTAAATGATGTGCAGGGCCTAGGTAGCGGTGCGATGGCGCTGGCTGGACGGGTGAACCTGAATGGGGCTGAAGGCGTATTCATCAACAGCCTCAGTGGTAGCGGCACGCTGGCACTCAGCGCCAGTCAGGTACAGCTGGCGAGCGATAATACGGGCTTCAGCGGTACCTTCGGCGTGGATGCTAATAGCAGCCTGATGGTAACGGCAGCTGATCAGCCCGGTGAGGCGACCATTGAAAACGCCGGTCGGGTGATACTGTCTTCAAATGATAGCTGGCAGATAAACAACCGCATCACCGGCGCTGGCAGCCTGGTGAAATACGGTAGTGGTTGGGTGACGCTGGCTGCGGATAGCGTGGCGTATACTGGCGCTACGGATATTTTTGGTGGAGCACTGGTCTTCGGCGAGCAGGGAAATATAGCCACACTGGCGTCATCGCATGTGACTGTCCATGATGCAGGGTTACTTGCTGGTAACGGTACGATTGCCGGGAGTGTGAATAACCAGGGTGTCCTGCAAGTGGGTACGCCGGTGAAGGAAGGCTCCTCGCAGACGACAGCAATGAACACCCTTTCCACCATCACGCAGGCCAACCTTACCATTAACGGCGACCTGGTGAACAAAGGCTTAGTACGAATAAATGGGACAGGCAGTGACAGCCAGCCGGGTAACAGTCTGACCGTGAATGGTGATTACGTGGGTGACAACGGACACCTGGCGTTCAGTAGTGTGCTGGGAGACGATACCTCTCTAACAGATCGTATGACAGTGAACGGTGATACCAGAGGAACGACCTACGTCAGCGTCAGTAACGCTGGCGGTAATGGTGCACAAACGCTGGAAGGTATAGAGATTATCCATGTAAATGGTACTTCTGCCGGTGATTTTGTTCAGAGTGGGCGTATTGTGGCCGGGGCTTATGATTACAACCTCTTACGCGGTAATGATCAGAACGCTGGTAACTGGTATCTGAGTAGTCAGACTGAAGAGACCGAGCCGGAAGCACAACTCCGTCCCGAGTCGGGAACCTATCTTGCCAATAGCCGGGCGGCGAACACGCTATTTATGACCCGCCTGGATGACCGCCCGGGAGAAACCCGGTACACAGACGTTCTGACCGGTGAGCAGGGAGTCACCAGCCTGTGGTTGCGTAACGCAGGCGGACATACCCGTTCCCGTGACGATTCCGGCCAGCTGAAAACACAGGCCAACCGCTATGTCATGCAGCTTGGTGGTGATCTGGTTCAGTGGAGCACGAATGATACAGATCGCTGGCATCTGGGCATCATGGGGGGCTACGCCCGCAGCCAGAGCCGGACCGAGTCGGGTCTGACCGGATACCGCTCCCGCGGACAGGTCAGTGGCTACAGTGCGGGTATGTACGGTACCTGGTATGCCAATGACGAGGATAAAACCGGTCTTTATGTCGACACCTGGGCGCTGTATAACTGGTTTGACAACACAGTGTCGGGTCAGGGACAAGCAACGGAAAAATATAAATCCTCCGGCGTAACAGCCTCAGTGGAAACGGGTTACAGCATTAAGCTGGGTGAGAGCGGCCGTAACAGCTTCTGGCTGCAACCGCAGGCGCAGGCGGTGTGGATGGACGTACAGGCAGACGACCACCAAGAGAAGAACGGTACCCGCGTAACGGATGATGGTCGTGGGAACCTGCAGACCCGGCTGGGTATGAAGGCCTACATCAGCGGTCATAATGCCATTGATGACGGTAAGAACCGTGAATTCCGGTCATTCGTAGAAGCGAACTGGCTGCACAACACCCGTGACACCCGGGTCAGGATGGACGATGTCAGCAACAGCATGAGCGGCACGAAAAACGCAGGGGAGGTGAAGCTGGGAGTAGAAGGCCAAATAACTCCACGTCTTGCGGTGTGGGGCAATGTGGCGCAGCAGGTGGGTGATAATGGGTACAGCGACATTCAGGGAGGGCTGGGTGTCAGGTACAGTTGGTAATGCCTAGAACTGGCTAGGGAATTACTAAATTCGATTCCCGGTCTGTTATGCCGGGAATCAGTATCACCTTCACATTTTCGCTCGGGTAGGATTGAAAAAAGTATTAGCGTGCTGGTTAAGTCTTACAAACGGATTCGTGGCGATTATGCTGATCAGGTAGAGAGGCGTAAAACGGTGTGTTATGAAACAGGAAGCAGCTACGCAATAGAGGGGGATTTGGGGGCAAAATTAAGCCGGGGGCATGATATGGGGCGTTAAAACGACCTATATTGTCCGATAAAGTCCACAGAGAGTGTTTTGTAAGTTTCTGATTTATAATGAGTTTGCAGATTTGATGGTTATTTAGATTACTCCCAAACAGTCTAACGCTGATTATCGAGTTTGAAACTAGCGTCATGAAATTAAATGACTTTGTTCATGAGGTTACTCAGACGAAAGGGGACATGCGAGCCAACTGGTTGCGAACAGCGTGGACAGAAAGCAGGTCGCGATCATTTATGAGGTGGCTGTGTGCACACTGTATAAAAAATTTCCGGCAGAGAAATATGGAAAAGTCAGTCAAAAAAACCTTCTCCAAAACTAAGGCGTAAGTGTATGAAAATACTTGCGTTCGCACAGCGTAAAATTCATTAAGAAACATGCCGAAAAGTTGTCTTATCTTATTGAATCAAAGAATAAATTTGTGTTTTTGGGTATTCTTTGAACTCAGAAGGATTAAAGATAAAAAAGAGTCCAGATCATACGCTTACATGACGGTTTGAAAAGCCATTCACACCGAAAATATCGAAAGGATCAAT